TTAAAATGCAAACGCTGAAGAATCGAAAGCATCCTTTAAACGATTGTACTCGATATCTGTCCATTGATGAGAGTGCTCAGTCTTATGATTGGTCAACATTTCAACCATATATACGTCAAAAATGTGAAAAATACTTTCAGCTTCATCACGTTCCAAAATGTTAAAGCATGAATAGTAAAGAGATTCTGCAGCAGCGAATTTTGAAGCCGCAATATTCAGATATGCAATAGCAACAGAATCCTCAACAGAATCATCAAAAATATAATCGTGAGAGTATTGAGCATATAACATAGCTTGTTGCATTAAAGACTTAAATTTTTCTATCAATGATAAATCATTATTACTCATTATAAAGTCCTCCTTTCATAAACTCGGGCACTACAACGTCCTGTAAGGAGATTATATGACTTGGGAGAGTAAATGTGCAAGTAGCATTTAAGAAAGGAAAAGACCATGTGGAAAATATTTTTCACCTACAAGGACAGGAGTAGGTGCACTGTACAGGGAAAAGGAACTATCACACCGGAGCTGGCAGTGCTGCAGGGGGAAGGAGAGTGAGAAATGCTAAACATAATTCAAAATGATTTTAAAACTTCAGAAACAACATTTTTGGATGAGGATAAAGTCAATCTAGTTGTAGAAAGTGTAATTGAAACCATAAAAAAAGGACTCCCAGAGGAAGCCCAAACAGTAGAAGCACTTGAATTTATAACAGATCGGATTAAAGAGAGAGTGAAAGAAAAACGAATCGAGTTATAACTGCTTTTCAACTAAATCCTGTAGAGAGTATGAGATACTGCGAAGTTCCTTGCCATCAGCAGCTGCTCTTACATGTACTAAATCAGCATCTGCTTTTGGATTTATAGGATATGTATCATGGTATTCCTTTCCATTTCCAATATAAGTTATATCGAAATAAAATATTTCTTTCTGTGAACAGAATTCCCTTGCCTTAACATTGCATATAAATGATTGGCCGGGAGCAATATATGTTTCTGCAAAATTGGAAAATGGAATGTGATCACTTCGAATAGAGAATGGAGTGATATCAGGAGAACATTTTATTGAAGATATAGTTGCTCCAGTTTGTCCAAAATTCTTTATGACTAAGTAATATTGCGGCGATTGGAAATTTGTGGTTTTAGCGTATATGGCTACATAAGGGCGTGATGTTTCATCAATCATTTTAGAGTTTTGTTTGAGTGTTAATACAGAAATAATTATAGCAATAACGCTTGTAATGAGAGATGCAAGTATACCAATTAATTGAATGACATCAGAAGGTGTTAAAGACATAAAAATACCTCACTTATATATTTACTCGGACGCTGCAACGTCCTGTAAGAAGAGTATACGACTGGAAAGCAGAAAAAGGCAAGATTTAATACACAGAATACAGAGGGAGGAAAGAACTTGACAAAGGAAGAAGCACTCAGCCTTGAGAAAATCATCACCAAGATAGATAAAGCAGATGAGACAAACTGCAAGAAAGAGGAAGAATACAACAGCTTCTGTACTAACACGAGAGAGGACTGGGACGAGGAGAAGTATCAAAAGCTCAAGAGAGAAAAAGCCCTCACAGAGGCAGCATACTTTGCAAGCCTCATTGAACTCAAGGCAGAAGTGAAGTGCATGCTGACTTGATAGAAAATACATCCGGCAAGCCCGGGGATGAAAGCAGAAAAAGGCAAGCGAACATGCAGTATAAGCATAGTATTTACCGGAGGTGATAACCATAGCACTCAAATATAGAATATTCGTTCACACTCTGGAAGATGATCAGATATATCGATTTGACGATCTGACACAGGAACAGAAGCAAAAATTGGAACAAAAACTAATAGAACAAGTAGAAAATGTGCCATTGAGACTTGCGGAGGAGGCATAGACTGCATCTGCAGTCTCAGTGGACAAGCTTAAAAATGACAAATTAAATAATATACTTCTGGGCTTGATGGAGCACCGAAAATGCTATTTAACTCCTGTAAATTAAACTAAAACTTCCATCTATACATACGTAAACCTATTTTGTACATACAAATCGGTGCTCCGTCAAGCCTGGAAACGAAAAAGGACAGGACATGAAAAAAGGTGAAATTTTAATAACGACAGGCATAAGCTTCTTTCTCCTGTGTAGCATGGGCATAGACAGCCCGGCACCACAGGGACAGATGCTTGTTATCGGAGGGATGCTCATATCAGCGTGTGTGACGCTTTTGGGAATATGGTTTGAATGGATCGAAAAAGGACAGCGCGAGAGCATCCAAAGGACAATGGAAATAAGGAGGGCGGGCAAGATTGCTGCAGAGGATACAAAAAGTACACTCCCAGTTAGAAAGACAGAGCGCGGCCGCATACATAACAGAGACAGTGACAAAGAGAAAGCGCAGGAGAGAAGAGTCATTTGATGCCGTTTTGCAGGCAGAAATAGCAAAGCTCAAGGCCTCGGAGAGAGGTCTGTAAAAAACAATCTAAAGTATTAAAGTTAGGAAAAACTATGGCATACATCCAGGATACTTATTACCTGGGAGATTATATAGCGACTGAGATAAAGTTTATAGGAAGGAATGGAGCCAAGGGTGAGAGGAGAGCCAAGAAGATAAAAGCTACTCCCGAGCAGATGGCAAGGCAGAATCAGTGGACGAGGGAAAAGAAAGAGAAATACCTGATACTTGCTAACTTCCGTACAGGTGATGTATGGGTGACTCTCAAGTACCCAAGAGGGACAAGACCGGATGCAGAGAGAATCAAAAAGGACTGGAAAGTATTCACAACGGAAATGAGAAAGCTATACAAGAAGCTGGGCATTCCGTTTAAGTGGGTGAACCGCATGGAGATAGGCAGGTTCGGAGGCCCACATATACATTTCCTCTGCAATCGCGTGGACAACATCGACACACTCATAAAGGACACATGGCACAAGACCATTGCTGATCTGATTGTCCTGGGCAAGAACTACGTAAACATTGCTCCATATGATTCAGACGGAGCAAAGGAAGTGGCAGAATATCTGACCGCCAAGCCGGACAAGAAGGGCATAGAGGGACAGCTCAATCTCTTCGGAGAGGAAGAGCAGAAGGTGTTCTGCAAGGTGAGCAGTTCAAGGAACCTAGTGAGACCGGAGCCTAAGCGCAAAAAGTACGCACACTGGACCATGGCAAGGTTCTTCAAGGATGGCATCAAGCCGGACAAGGGCTACTACGTGATGCCTAACACCGTGAAGGTGGGCGTCAACAAGTGCACAGGCTATTCATACCTCTACTACATGCAGCGGACTATCTCAGACGGCAAATCCCCCGGAAACCGCATAAAGCCCCAATGGGAGGCAGATTATACACATTATGAAAAAAGTTAACGTATACATCTATTCAGGTATCAGAACAATTAAAAAAACAGACGGAGCAGCAGGCTACGTTCTGTCATATATGACCAAAAAAGACATCGAAGCCACATTGAGCAACATAGTCTATCTTGAGGATGTGACGCGTCACGAGGCAGAGCTTGAAGTCCTCAACCAGGCACTTTCAAGGCTCAACACAAAAGACATTGAGATAGATATATACACCGATTCAAGCTACCTTACATCAGCGCTGGATCTTGACTGGATACACAAGTGGCAGCAGTCAGGCTGGAAAAATTCCAAGGGCGAGCCGGTAAAGCATGCCGACAAATGGCAGAAAACGTTGATTTTACTCAATGGGACACGATTTTACATATACACGAATCAACACCATGAATACAGCAATTGGCTCAAAAGCCAGTGTGAAAAGAAAGGACCAAAATGAAACCACTATCAAGTTTATTTTACGAAGCGTACGAGCCACGCCAGAAGCATTACAAGCTTTCAATGAGGCTCAAGGAAAGCGAAAACAAACACATCATAAGAATCACCCAGAACGGTCGGGAAATAATCAAAGTCACGGAAGAAAGCCGTGAGCAGGCTTTTAACGTGGCAACCAAGGAACTTGTTAGGAGATTCCCGATAAAGCGCAGATAGAGCTGAGCGTGTATGCAGAAAGAGAGGCAGCAGTTGAAGAACAGAACAATCAGCGGAGAAAAGCCAATTGAAGAACAGAAATGCTTTTACGACTCGAAGCAATGCACCATAGCGTGCAAGTACTACAGAACCTGTATACACAGCCCGCTGAAAGACAGGAGATGATTCAATGGACTTTATTATACAAAGCATCCAGAACATGATGGAGCTGATGTAGGAGGAAAACATGCCCAAATATACAAAATACTTAGAATTTTCACAGAAAGAAAGAACAGCAATCCGCGAACGTGACAATTACAGATGCATATTCTGTCAGGTAGGCTACAGGATGCCACCGGCAAATGAGATGGGGAGAAATATGCAGGACATAATGCACTATATCCCGCGGTCATCATTGGGACTTGGCATCAAGCAGAACGGAGCAGTAGGATGCCGTTACCACCACAATATGATGGACAACGGCAGCAGTGGAGACCGCAAAGAAATGCTCGGCATGTTCAAAGCATATCTGGATGTGTTTTATCCGGATTTCCCGGATAGTGAACGCAAATACGATAAGTGGAGCTTCCTGAAAGGAGACAAAAATCTATGATTAGAACAGAAGGCGGCAGAGTTGAGATTAAGGGAGACTATGCAGACCTGATATCCGACTTCGGATGCATAGCACGCGTAATAGGGAAAATCTGAAAAAAAGAGGATATTCACAGGAGCTGATAGAAACGAAACTGCACCAGATGGTTGACATGACATTTAAGAGCTTGGAAGAAATCAGAATGCAGACAGTTGTAGAAAGCATAATACTGGGAGCGTTAAAAAATGACTGATTTAGATTTATTTGTGTATGTGTCGCTTATTATATTCGCATCATTCGAACTGACACTTGCAATAATAGGACACATACTTATAGCAATCGAGGACAAGGAGGACAGACATGTTTGATAAGTTTGGAGAGTTTGATTCATTTAATGAGATTAACGAGCTTGCAGAAAACCTGCTCAATGAGGGTGATATAGAATCACTCAAGGTAGTAGCGAAAGAAAATGGAATACAGGCTGATTTCGTGGACCTGTACACGCATGGTGAAATCCCGGAGCTGTGCGATAAGCTCACGGCGGCACTCGGCAAGATCGATGTCGAGGCGGCAGAGCTTAAGCCAAAGGAAATAATGGAGGACTGGGTGGAGTACCTAAGAGGCCAGTGCATGGAGAATGAGCTATTAGCTCACAATGTCAGAAAGAAAGGCAAGACATTGAAGGGCTGTATAGCCGCCATCCTGATGTGGTCCTTCAAGAATCAACAGACAGTGGACAAAGATATCATCAAGGCAGCAGGTGTATCAGCAAGCAAAGTCACGCTCGGTATCCCGGGCATGGCAAGAGCCAAGAAGATAATCACTGACTACTACATGGGGAAGTAGGTACTACAAATGAAAGAAAAGACAATAGAAAAAATACCATACCTAGGACTCAAAAAAATAAGCAGAATAAAATCCGTGAAGTACATTGGTGTTACCGCAGTCAAGAACATAGGACATCAAAGACATCTGCTCCTTGAGGTGTACGAAAATAAAAAGAAGTCAAAAAAGATTCCTGTAGTGAGAATCGCACTCACCAAGAAGGATTTTGGTACATACTGGCCGGACAAGCAGATATGGACGCGCCAGCAGCTTTCAGCTTACAGCCCTATATGGACGAACACACACACATACACCGCGAAAATCCTGGCAGACGAGAATATCCTGCAGAGCCCGGAAGACCTTGCAAGAATAAAGAGCTTTTGCGGCACAGAGATATACAACGATACTCGTTGGTGGGGGCACATAGCTGAATATGAGGGCGACATCACATCAAAAGAAAGAACAAAAAGAGTAGAGCGCAAGTACAAGAGGCGCCAGGAAGCACTGAAGGACAGACAGGCAAACACCAAAGAGCTCCCCGAAAAATCAATACTGTACAGAGCTGATCACGTATATTTCCATGATGAACACTTTTTGTATTACAAGAAGCATGGAAGCTGGGCTGACATAGCCTGCAGTAAGTGTGGCGGTGTAACTACTGCAAAGTGGAAATACAGTGGAGCATATGAGGAACAGTTTGAAAAGCATATAGCAGAGCCAAGAGAAGGAGACTTCGGCACATGCCCTATGTGCGGCGCCCACGGACAGTACAAGTGCAAAGGAAAAGCAAAAGGCAGTACCAGAAAAACCCGGTATCTTTTTCTTGGGCAGAAATACAAAGATGATGGCTTTGTTATGAGATATATACAAGTAGAGAAAGAGTGGACACTCGGCTTCATTGCCGGCGAGAACGACAATGAAATGTACAATGCCTATGAAAAGCTGTCGGGGGTTGAACTGGCAAGGGCATATTTCGAACCCGGCAAAAAGGTACAGGTTGACTATAACAAGCATGATCCGTATGTAGGGAGAGACTTCTGGGATGACTGCAATCTGTATGGCTTATCAAGCATCAGAATCAATTCCGAACCAATACTTCCGGAGACATACGGTGAACTGACAGGAACCATGTTTCAATACAGCGCCATGAAGGAATACACAGACAGCCTCATGAGCGTATGCAATCCGGTTGAGTACCTTGAGTGCTACATGCGCACACCTCAGCTTGAGATGCTTGTGAAGATGCATCTGATAGGAGTAGCTGAGAAGCTTATCAAATGCCAATATGGAATCATTGAGGACGAAACAGCAACGAGACCGGATGAGTTTCTCGGTATCAGAAAGGAAAAGCTCAAGCTGCTCATTAAGGAAAAAGGAGACATAGGTCTGCTGAGGGTTCTGCAGATGGAAAAGAGACTCGCGGAGAACTGGACAGATGAACAGGTACAGCAGCTGGCAGAGACCGGACTCACATACACACAGGTCGTGCTCGCAGAGAAATACATGACATTGCAGAAATTTTTAAATCGCATAAAGAAATATGCATGCTGTGATTACGGAGGCTGCAGTCGGTCAGTATACAGAATCAGACACATGGCCTCTACATACGCTGACTACCTGAGCATGAGAGAAGACAGAGGCTACGATCTGACCAACACGGTATATCAGTTCCCGCATGACCTGGATGAAGCCCACAAAAAGATGGTGGAAGAGGTCAACAAGGAAGAACTGGACAAACATCTGAAGGATGTTGCGGCGCGCTTCCCAAACATTCGACACAGCTACAGAAAGTTGAGAAATAAATATTACTACGAGGATGATACATACATCATCAGACCGGCAAAGTCAGCAGAGGAAATAGTAACAGAGGGACGAGTGCTCCATCATTGCGTCGGCGGAGACAATTACTTAGGAAAACACGATCAAGGAGAGACATACATACTTTTCTTAAGATTCAAGGACACACCAAATATGCAGTATGTCACTGTCGAAATTGAAGCCAAAACACCGAACATACTGCAATGGTACGGAGCCCACGACAAGAAACCTGATCAGGAGAACATACAGAAGTGGCTCAACAGCTATATACGAATGCTTGTGACAGGAACACTGAGGACAGCAGATATGCCGGCAATGGCTATAGCATATTCAGCATAGGAGGATATATGGAGTACGTGCAGATGACACTCGATGACTGGGTGAAAATGAAACAAAAACTGAGGCAGGAGCTTATAGGAGTGAAGCAGAGCTTCGTGAGAATAGGCTATGCGCTCAGACAGATTGATGATCAAAGACTCTATGAGAATGATGGCTACAAGAGCATAGCAGAATTTGCTAAGGCTGAGTATGGACTTGAGGCATCCACAACAAGCCGATTTATGAGCATCAACCGCGAATACTCGATTGACGGATACTCAGAGCACTTGAGACCGGAATACACTGACCTTGGAAGAAGCCAGCTTGAGGAAATGCTCAAGCTCCCCGACTCTGACAGGCAGATGATACAGCCCGAAGCATCAAGAGAGGATATCAGAGAGCTAAAGAGATTCAATAAGACCGAGCCTGCAGCAGGTGTGGCAGACGACACAAGCCAGCTGATAGAGAAATTCTTTGAGGACAACAAGGATATCCTCAATGAGGTGTACTCAAACGAGTTTGACGAGGAATCAATGAACCGCTTTGCGGAAATCGTAAATCCGGCCGGAAACCGCTCATTCAAAAAAGGTCTCTATTTCATGATGATGTATGAGAACCGCGTCACAATCAAGAAGTTTGGAGACACGCCAAAAAATATGTCATGGTGGGAATTCTACAAGCTTATGTGCTCTATCTTTGATGAGGATGCAGCAGGAGCCCGGACATGGCAGAACCATTTTGGAGGAGACGATGAAACACAGGAAAATGAGCCAACAGGAGAGAATACTACAGCAGAAACTCCTGAGTCAGAGGATGACGATGCAGCAGTTGGAGAAACTGGCACTGATGAGGTCGAAGAGACTAAATCGGGAAGCGGGGCAGATAATGAGCCGGCTCCTGGAGCAGGAGAAGATCAAAAGGATGATTCCACCGACAGAACTGCAGACTGCAGAGAGGATAATAGAGAGCCTGCAGACAGGCCCGAGGAACAGACAGGAGAAAAGAGCCTTGGAGAGCAAATTTCGCCGGCGCAAAAATCCCCACAAATCCTTGAAAAATCAGAGCCTGAGAGCATCGAAAAGGAAGAAAATGAAGCCCAAAGCATAGAAAAAAATGGGCCGGAGACAGAGGATGAAAAGCCGGAGGCAGAAGTCATAGAAGTATGCATGACAAGAAGAGAATATATGAACACTCTTACGGTAGCAAAATTGGCTGATTACATAGCAGAGGAGCATCACAGTGGCCACTTATTGGCATCAGATTTAATTTTTCCCGAGAAAATCAGACAATGGCTCAGAGACAAGGTTGACAGATGTGGAAAGCCACAAAGTTAGGAGGCAGATGATGAGCAAAAGCAATGTATTCGCGCAGGACCTCAACAGGGCAGCACGAGAACCGATAGGCGGCTTGTCTATTAAGCAGATAAGGCAGCAGGTTATAGACCGCCTGCAGGGCAAGAGAACCGTCAGCGTAGATTATCGCAGAATAAGAGCGGATCAGCGAGGGCGTGAGGATGATGAACCCACAGGCAAAGAAACGCTTGAAATAGTCGATGTAATGAAATACTTCACAGTAGTAAAAAGACACGGATTTAACACATGCATCCTGCATCAGGACATGTTTTACATTGCCGGGATAGGAGAAGAGAAATGTTCATAGATTGTGCAAAACTAGAAAAAATCTTAAAAGCTGATTATAAATCGTGGGGCGTCAAGTTCGGTCTCACAGAGAAAGGCATGTACATCCTAAACGGTACCGGCTGGATGGTGGAGGCCGACAAAACAAAAATCACAAAAGAATTTTTAGGTACCGTAATCAAAACCTGCGGTCTTGCACCGGAAAAGGGCGAGTTCATGACATACCAGAAAGGACACGACCCACAGTTTGAGACCGAAAGAGAACCTCTCCTGTGGGATATGGCAGAGGACACGAAGGAAGCCTTTATTTCACCAATTAAAATCATGCAGAACGATAACATGATGTCGGTAGTTAAAACACCGGGCGGGGCGCGTCTCATCAATGATGCACGCTTGGCAATAGTCAACCCGGACAAGTGCCGTGAAAACGAAAATCCACCAAGCACCTTTGCCGTGCATGGTGACTGGCTTATCTCATACAACGACGAGATGGCAGTCGGAATATGTTTCACGGATCCTGCCTACAAGCCGGAGCTTGAGGTCTTAAGACTCCTCTCAGGAGTGGATTTCTACTGGATAGAGACACCACGCTATGAGCTATAGGTTGAAACACCTGCAGAAATGCGAAAGAAACTGGGCATGCGAATTACTTATATCACGAAACTGATTTGTAAGCCATTTATACACAAGGGAGCCCTTATCCAGCTCCCTTTACCTCAGGAGGATACTATGACGTTACAGGAATATGAAGCACAGGGCGGCTGTGAAGGATGCCTCTTTTACGGTACAACAGATGTAGACGGAAGAAAAGGCTGCACGTTTGATTGGTTCGATGATGAGTCGGACGATTGGAACTGGGCAAAGAATTGTGATGAGATAAGCGAATAGGAGAATAATATGTCAGAAATAGATTTAATAGTATATGGGATACTCTTAACGTTCACCCTGATTGGAACAACAGAGTTTGTGATAGGACTGTTGTTAATTAGAGAATACGATAAGCTTCAGGAATATAGGGATAAGAGGACGAAACACAATGAACAGAAATGAATGCATAAACTGTAGGTATTACGAGAAATGCGGTAGACCAAGCAGACAGGTAAAGTGCATGGGATATGAGAAGGAAGATGACAGAGATGAGACAACACGAGAAACAGGAAGACATGTCTCTTCCACAGATTCTTGAAGATATCCATGACAGGATATGTGATGAATATTGCAAATGGCCGTCACAGTATCCACTGGCAACGGATGACGAGGCATATAATAGAATGGGAGAAGAGCATTGTGATAAATGCCCGGTTCGAAGATTAACTTAGGAGGCAGCAGTTGAATAGCAGGACTTACAGCCGAGTAAAACCCATAGAACCCATTGAGGAGTGACAAATGACGAAGAAAGAATTAACAAGCGTATATTATATCAAAAAAGAAATCAAGATGTGGGAAGAACAACTGGAGCTGATTGAAAGTAAAGCAGAAGGAAAAGCAATGCAGATTACAGGCTTGCCATTCACTCCGGGCACTGGAAGCAGTGACCCGATGGCAGACTTGGCAATTAAGGCTGTGAGTGTAAGAGAGCTGATTGAAGCCAAGACGAGAAAGCTCAATCAGCAGCAGGACAGAATTATCTCATGGATTATATCAATAGACGACACAGTCGTTCGACAGATTATGTTGTACCGTCATGTCAGGTGCTATTCTTGGAACACAGTGGCACAGAAGATAGGCATTACAGCCGAGAGCGCAAGAAAGCAACATGACAGATATCTGAAGCAGTCCAAGATAAAGGATGATATATGATATTACAGGAGTATGATCAGCAGGGTGGCTGTGCAGGATGCGCATTTTATGGCGCAATAAACATAGAAGGAATACAAGGATGCACGTTTAACTGGGATGATGATGAGTCAGATGATTGGAATTGGTAGAGAAATTGCGAAGAAATTAGCGAATAGGAGGAGAGCATGTCAGAATTAGATTTTATAGTATACGGAATTATTTTAACTATTACCTTGATCGGAACAACAGAGTTTGTGATAGGGTTGATATTGCTTAGGGAGCATGATAAACAGCAGAAAGATAGGGATAGGGATAAGGAAAATGGAGAATAGATATTCAAGGGTAAATGATAAGCTGTTTTTTGCGGATACAAATACAGAACTTATCGATTTACCTTTGAGCTGTTTTAATGTAGTTACCATTTAATCATTATAATCAGATGAAATCTTTTGATATGTATATCTATCATTAAGAAAATATGAAAGCGACCTAGAATATAATTTACATACCGACGCAGAACATATCTGACTATACACGTAAATATAAATTTTATCATCATGCATTCTCCTTTCGTTTTCTAGAGTATGATTTTTTTTCTCTTTTTTTGAGTTTGCTGAAAAACCATCTGATATATATATGGATTTTGAATACGAACACTAAAACGATAAGAAATTTTTCGAGAGAATTGTTGCACTGTATGTGATTTTTTTGATGAAAAAGTTTCAAATTTGCAACTTTTTACATTACCTGATGGTAATCAACAATTATGGAGGTATAACATGATAGATAATGAAATACGTAAGCAATATAGACAGGTCATAAATGATTTAAAAGTAGCAGTTATAAAAACTTGGGCATATAGAATATGTGAGCAGGCTGTTGAAAGATTGAGAAAAATATTAAATTAGAATTTAAGAAAGACAAGAAAACATGGCATGGTATGCACTTTATAAATGGTACAAGAATTGGAGCAGGAGGAGATACCCCAATATGATTGACTGGTACTGTGCATATGATTTAGAAAAGAAATGAACTACAAAGTGTGAATGTTATGAAAAATGTATAAAAAAATTATCGATAAAAGGGAAAATATGCATAAATTAGTAAAAAAATATATATAAATGTCTAGAATTATTCAAGAAATTATGAAAAAACTATTGAAATGAGAAGTATTTTCGTTTATGGTATATATGTAACAAATGTTGACTTGGCCAAAGGAGTAGAAAATATGAGCGTAATGATAAGTTGGAGTTTCGTTAAGGGATTCGGAAAGGCTCTAAATCTAGGTGGAATTAAAGAGTGGCCAGACATTTATGGTTGTGAAACAAAAGACTATAATGCACTAAGAGGTGATTGGGCAAATGTCGGAAAATACATCAGAGAAAGCACCGATAAATGTGGAAAAGCAATTGGTGAAAGAAGTTTCTGCGCAAGATAAAATGGATGAAATAACAAATGATTCCGAGGATGAAATAAAAAATATATCTGAAAAAACAGTGGAGAGGGTAGTCGCAAAAGTGATTCAAAGTGAATTTAGTGGACCGATTCCTCCGCCGAATATTATTAAGGGCTATGAAGATATTTTGCCAGGCGCAGCAGAAAGAATAATTTCTATGGCAGAAAGACAATCGGCACATCGTCAGGAAATGGAAAGAGTTATGGTAAATGCGGAAGCAAGAGATAGTTTGCTTGGAGTTTGCTTTGCTTTTTTATTGGGGATTGGCTGTTTGATAGCATCAGCTATTATTGTAATTTATGTACCTGAGAAGACTGGGGCAATTTCAAGTGCGATGGTTGGAATAACAGGTATTGCATCAATAATTGTTGGCTTTATAAAAGGAACGAGAGTTGGTTCTTCGAAAAATGATTAATACACCTAGACGAAAGAGAAAGAGATATAGAGACTGTTGCATTGACTAATATGATGTTAATGTGACAGTCTTTTTTTGTGAATTTAAATAAAAATAAAATTTTTAAAGTTGTCCGTTTTGTCCGCTTGATATGTGATATAGTATAGGTGTAAAGGATTGGTGATGAGCCAGTCCTTTTTCTTTTAGAACTATGACAGATACAGAAGCAAAGAAGTTTTATGACAGTAAGGCATGGCAAATCAAAAGAATAGAGATATTAAAGCGGGATCGCTTTGAGTGTCAGGACTGCAGGGCAAGAATCCAAAAGGCTGTGGCAGAAGGAAAATGGCTGCCGGAGAAAGAAAAGAAGATAGCAAGGGCGAATCAGGTACATCACATACAGGAACTGAAGGAGCATCCGGAGCTTGCACTGGACAATGACAATCTTATTAGTCTGTGCGTTCGTTGCCACAACATCAGACATGGCAGAGTGCCTCACAAGTTCAAAAGAAAAAAGAAACTTGTGAGCCGGGAACGTTGGTAATACCCCCCGGTCAATTTTTGCGAAATTATCTTGAATGGCGAACCCCGTGTGGCCCATGACTCTGGAAAAATTTTGAAATCTCGCGTGAAAAGGGCAAGGGGTACCAATTTCAAAAATTACTTTAAGAAGATTTTTTTTGAAGAACACAAAAATACAGTTATTTTTTTAATGAAAACCGTTAAAAAATATGCAAATTATACACAAAAAACAGACATATTTTGAGAAAAAGGGAGGTGAGCGGATTGACAAAAACGGAAATAAGAGATTCTCTGGTCAAGCAGTTGGAGCTTCGGGGAATGAATGCAGAGTTTTACAAAGACATGATTGACGATTATGTATATTACTGGTCACTGAAAAAGAAGCTGATTAGTGATATCAAGTCCAAAGGGCTCAGATACAAGACTATTAACGGAAACGGAGTTGAAGTCGAGAAAACAAATGATTCTGTTGTCAATCTGCAAAAAACAACAGCAACTATGCTCAAGATTTTAGCTGATCTGAGACTTAAGGATCCGGTACCTGAACCGGAAAAAGCAACAGATGGTTATCTGTAAGGAAATTGATGATTATCTCAAATATGTCAAAGAACATCCGAAGTGGATAAATAAAAAGCGAAAACAGCTTATCAAGAACATTGTAAAGCCATTATTTAAGCGGAATGATATTTTTTTCGATAAAGAGACCTATGAGAATTGTCTCGAATACTGCAAAGTAAATTATTATGAGCTTTTTCCATACCAGAAGTTCATATACGCGTTTGTATTCATGTACAAAGACGATATTCCGGTATTCCCAAAGTTTTTCATCAAAGAAGGACGTGGAAACGGAAAGGACGGCTTCATTGTTCCCTTGGTAAATTTTATGCAGACACCTCTGTATGGTGTCAGAAATTATCATGTTGAGATTGTGGCCAACTCAGAAGATCAGGTCAAGGACACTTTTAAGGTTGCCTATGACAAGCTACACGAAAATGCAAAATTCAAGGGAAAGTTTTCGGTCACAAAGGAACTTATCACGAACCTGGCAACAGGATCGGAGATGAAATACAACACTTCGAACGCAAAGACCAAGGATGGTAAGCGAACAGGATGTCTTGTCCTGAACGAAATCCATGCCTACGAGAACTATGACCAGATCAATGTATTTGAATCCTCTTTTGGTAAGGTCAAGCATTCGAGAGAGTTCATCATTACCACAGACGGCTACGTCAGAGACGGTCCGTTGGATGAGATTTCATCAATGTGCGCTGAAATCCTTGAGACCGGTGAAAATCCACTGGGATATTATCCATTCATCTGCGAAATTGACAGCATGAAAGAAGTTGATATTCCTGATGCATGGCACAAAGCCAACCCATCAATGGAGTATATGCCGATTCTGGCCAATCAGATAATGCACGATTATCTTGAAATGAAAAAGATACCGTCAAAGAGACCGGAATTTATTACAAAACGAATGGACAGATCGGCACGAAAGGAAGAGGAAACGGTCACAACATGGCTGAATGTACTGCGTGCATGTTATGAGGGCAGTACGACAGAGGAATTAGAACTGAAAAAGCCAAGAATGACAATCGATACAAAAGGGCAGCCGGCTGTAATTGGAATCGATTATGCCGATATAAGGGACTTTGCATCGGCGGGAGTTTTGACAAAAACCGAATCAGGAGAATATATATGGCGACAGCACACATGGATTTGTGCTGAATCGCCTTTTTTAGACTCCATCAAGTTCCCGCTTAAGAACATAGGGCAGACCGAATTTAATGATTTCGAGGTGGTACCGGGACCTGTAATCGATGTGAATAGCATAGTTGATTGGTGTATGGAAAGATGTGCTGAATATGATGTCAAGAAGATAGCAATGGATACATACCGTTACACTCTGTTTAAGATGGCATTCGAGGAACGGGGCCTTACGATTGAGGATCGTAAGAATCCGAACGGTGTAGTCCGGTTGATCCGGAAGATTACATCAGCAACTGGAATAATTGCACCATTTATCCAGTCAATGTTCAGTCAGGGCATGATTAATTTTGGGGCATCAGCAATAATGCGTTGGTACACCAACAACACAAGTGTTACCGAAGATAAATATGGCAATAAGATGTTTGGAAAGGTAGAACCGAAGCTCAGGAAAAATGATGGGTTCATGGCTTTTGATGTTGCAATGTTCTGCAAAGATGAACTGGAGGTTCAAATAATATACATTTAGGAGGCAGCAATGTTTGATTTCCTGTTTCAAAAAAAGAATAAAGAGATGCAGTCTATGGCAGAGATTATTGCGCTTGACTTGGAAAAGCTTAATCTGTCAAAGCTGGCAATTGAAAAAGCTGTGATGATGATTGCAAGGGCAATTGCAAAGTCTGACATAATAGTCCAGACAGACAGCAAACAGAAAAGCAGTATAGAGTACAGACTCAATGTAATGCCAAATGACCATGAGTGTGGAACTTATTTCTGGACAAGGATTATAAGAGAACTGCTATGGGCACAGGAAGCGCTTATCATCCCAATGAATGGCAAATATTACAAAGCGTCTGCATGGCAGGTGTCAAACAGTGTGCTGTCAGAGCGCATATACGGCAACATAACGCTCGAATGTGCAGGGGAACAGTATGGTTTATACAAAAAATTCATGTCATCAGAGGTGATTCATTTACGGTACGACAATGCAAAGATAAGAGTGTATCTGGAGTCCGTTGTGAATCAATACAACAATACGCTCAATGCAATTAATTACATGATTCGTCTATCCAATCAGCCCAAATTTAAACTGAAGCTGGGTACAGCACAGTCCTTCAGGGAAAAGCAGGCTGATGGAACTGACAAGATAGTCACCAAGGACATGTATGCAGAGAAAATCAAGAGACTGCTTGAGAGCGAAGATATAACGGTAATGACAGAGTCGGAAGGTGTATCACTTGAAAATATACAGATAAATGCGAGCGCAAAAGCGGAGGAGCTTGCCAAGGTTGCCTTGGCCATAAACAACGAAGCAGCTAATGCCTTTGATATACCGGAAGCAGTATTTAATGGCAATATCACAGAGCAGTCAGATGCCACCAATGAATTTATCACTTATGCTGTCGGCCCGGTTGCGGAAGTCATAAATGATACGCTGACTGCCTACATAGTCGGTGAAGATGATTACAGCAGGAAAAATGAAAAGGTAATGGTATGGCTGGCACGCTTTAAACATGTTGATGTGGTGGATAGTGCTGTTAATCTTGATAAGCTTCGTGGAATTGGCTTCTCGTATGACGAAATCAGAGCAATGGTGGGATATCCTTTGCTTAACACTGAGTTCTCTAATGCAAGAGCATTGACTAAAAATTATGGAGAGGAGGGTGACAATGGCACATCAATTAAAAGTGATTAGATGGAGGTGATCCGGATATCTCGGAGCTGTCCGTTAAACAGTAATCAAGAGAAAGGAACAGAATTATGAAGAACGAAAATGTAATTTACAGATTCCAGCAGCAGGACAATGTTCATGAAATTTACATATATGACGAAATCAAAAAGACAGGTCCTTTCAACTGGGAAACATGGCAGTATGAAGATTCTGAAACATCTGCAAAGCATTTCAAAGAACTTTTGGACGCCATTCCGGAGACAGATGAGATTAAGATTTACTTTAATTCGAACGGCGGAAGCGTTGATCAGGGCACTGCGATTTATAATATGCTCAAGCAGCATGGTTCATACAAGACCGGAATAGTAATGGGAGTGTGTCATTCTATTGCATTCACAATTTTACAGGCGTGTGACAAACGAATAATGGGACAGGGCACCACGGCCATTATTCATGATATGTGGGAAACAGTAACAGGAAATGCAGCAGATTTAAGGGCAGAGGCAGATAATCTGGATGTTGCAATGGAGAGCTGCATAGCTTTATTTATGCAGCGTGCAAAGATTTCAGAGGATGAAGTCCGTGAAATGATGCACAAGGAGACCACATTGTCACCACAGAAGGCATTAGAGTATGGCTTCATCGATGAAATAGGATTGGAAAATCTTGACACACCGGAAAAGCCGGATGATTCCACTTTGCAGCAGGTGCTTAAAGAGAATGAGGCACTAAAGAAACAGCTCTGTAACAAGAGCGAACATGAGAGGCAGTTAGCTGAATTTTATCAGTTGACACATAAAGAAGCAGATAAACCTAAGAGCAACGATTGGGGCTCATTTTTCAATTAAGGAGGAAAACAATGAAGATCGAATCTATTAACAAAGAAGTTCAGGAAAAAGTAATGCAGTTACTCAATGAGGCTCCGGCAGAGAAGAAAGCTGAAGCTATCATGCAGTCTATTGAGATGATCCAGGAGGCAGCGCATGAGGACCTTGTAAATCAGGTTGTTGCTGAGGCAGAAAGAGCCAGCCATGATGCCGACTTCAAGAAGCAGCTCGGTCTCCGTAACCTTTCACAGGAAGAAAAGAAATTCTATGAAGGCTTCAAGGATATCAAGCAGTCAATCACGGCCAATCAGATTGATATCATTCCGACTGAAATCATTGACAGAACACTTGATGATGTCAAGAAAGCATCACCAATCCTTAATCTTGTCAACATGGCACCTGCCAATGTCAAGAAGTGGATCGTCGCATCACATACAGGTGCAGCAGTATGGGGAGCTCTTACAGACTCGGTTAAGGGTGAGCTGAGCACAGAGATTTCAGCACTTAACATTGACCTCCACATGCTCACCGCTTACTTAGTTATTCCAAAGGCAATCAGAGAGCTTTCGCTTGAGTTTGTTGACCGTTATTTTATGGCAATTCTGTCTGAAGCTATGCAGGATGGTCTTGTAAAGGGATATCTTGATGGAGATGGAAAGACAGGACCGATTGGTATTTTCCGTCAGATTGGAACATCCAACAGTGACGGTACCAACAAGGCTAAGACGGTTGTGACAAACATAACAAAATTCAGCCCTAAAGGACTTTCAGATGTGAGAAAGACTCTTACCAATAATGGTAAGCGTGTTGTAGACAAGCTGTATCTTATCTGTAATCCGTCAGACGAGGCAGAATATGTGGATCCATGCATGTATGGAGAGGCTCTGACAGGCGGCTATGTCAACAAGTCATTCATTGACATCGAGAAAATCGTAGATGCAAATTGTCCGAAGGGTAAGGCTGCATTTACAATTGCAGGATACTACACTATGGGAACAACAGGTGTGAGAGTCAATGAGTATGACCAGACAAAGGCTATGGAAAATGCAGATCTCATTATCGCATCATGTTATGCAAACGGCCGTGCCGTAGATGACAATGTTGCAGTTATCTTTGATGTAACTAAGCTGGAGGAGTATGTGCTCCCTGTAACACAGGCTACAATCGTTCAGGCTGGACAGGAATAATAAAAGAGAGGCAGTAATATGGAGAACACAGAACTGACAGCACTGGTATCAGAGATGAGGGCAGAATTCCAGATTCCGCCATATTACGAAGACAGTCAGCTTGCAAATCTTGCAAGAGAGGGTGAATGTACAGTCGGGAGCTTAAATCCCGGCTGCAATATCACAACAGATCTGACATACAGGATGCTGCTTAAAAATTACATGTATTATGCATATCATCATAGAGTCAGTGAGTTTATGGATAATTATTCAAGTATGATTTTAACGTGGCAGATGGAAACGGAGGTGGAAGCGGATGGCAATGCCTGAATATACAGATGGTGTGCTGGAACTTCTCAGGATAGAGGAGGATTGTTCACAAGACTTTCCGGTGGAAAAAGTAAGATCTACCGGGATGCATATCTGGTACAGGGAGCTTTCTGTATTTGATACAACACGAGCTAAGCTGTCGGCAGATGGAATAGAGGTTACAATGAAAATCAGTATTCCACAGTATAAGCAGGTCAACAGCAAGTGTATCTGTGTAATAGATGGCGCACAGCATGAGATATACAATGTGGCTCACGTGACCACTAAAGACGGTTTCAAAGAAACAGAACTGACACTTAAGACTCCGGCATATGACAGGGAGGTATATGATGACGAAACAGGAACTCAGTGAGATGTTACATGCCACTGGCTGTCCGGTCAATGAAGGAATATCTGATCTTGATAATGGAAAGAAGTTTCCGAGAATTGATTATTGGGAAATAGCATGGGATGATGTGATGGCATCAGGTGACAACTATGAAGATAAAATCACATGGCAGGTGAGCTTTTATTCTCGCACACCAAGAAATGAAAAGCTGATAATGCTGAGAGATATGATGCGCAAAAAGGGACTACACCCAACTATCCTGCATGAATTTATTACAGACGATAAAATTTGGCATTCGTATTTCTCGCTGGAGACAATGAATGAATGATATTACATTTGAAGATTCCGGAATGGAAGAATTTCAGGATATGCTTGGAAGCTATCTTTCAAAAGTGGACGAAAAAAGCGCTCTGGATGCAATAGAGGAGGGAGCAAAGGAGTTTGTTAACGACCTGCTGCGCTTGCCGAAGCCAAGAAGAAAGGTCACAGCTCCGGGATATACACATCTGGTTGACTCATTTAGCTATAAGCGTGATAAGACAGGAATAGATGTGGGATGGGGCAAGTATTACGGACCGATGCTTGAGCACGGCACGAAAAAAATGAGCGCAAAAGCTCACTTGAAACCATTATTTGAACAGAACAAAGAAAGATACTATAAAAAGATGATAGCAGCATTGGATTTATAGAACAGGAGGCAATTATGGCAATTAAAACTAAAAGACCACCAATGAAGGAGACTGTAGGAGCTCAGTATCTGTGCTTCAATACAATGGATACAGATGGCAGGTGGACATCCACATTTGCGGAAGAGGTGGAGAAGACAGAAGTAGTTAAAAGTGTAAAAGTCACGGAAAATGGAGAGGCTTCTGATACATATGCTTCAGGTACAGTATATGACAGCGATATCTCCACGACATCAACGGATATTGAAGTTGAGGTCGTTGCTTTCCCAGCTGATACACTTGCAAAATTACGTGGTGACAATGTTGATGCGGATGGTCTTATTCTTTCAGGTGGAAACAGACCACGACCATATTTTGCTTATGGTAAGGTGGTCAAATTAAGAAAAGGCGGATATAGATACGACTGGTATCCAAAGTGCAAGCTAAGTGAGAACTCTGATGATATATCAACATCTGAGGAGAAGGCAAACGAGCAGACAGATACAATCAAAATCAAAGCATATCCATTCAATGAGGATGGAGACATTGTTGCAAGGGTAGAGAGTGCATCTGCACCGGAAGGACTCACAGAGGAAAAATTCTTTAGTAAGCCGGTACTTACAAAAGATGATCTTGTGGTAGCAGTTGGGAAAGTGAGTGGAAAGGTCTGATTAGATGAATAAAGGTAAGATGATAAGATTGACTGATGGAACGGTAATAGAGGCCAAAATGAATTTTGGAACTATTTATTATCTTGATCAGATAGGTGGTTCAAAGCTTGGACGGAGAATAGACAAACTTGAAAAGATTGGAAAAGCAACAGACAGCGACAAGATGAATTTTGCAGCGAAGCTTATCTATGCAATGGTAAGAAGCAATGGGAGAAAAGTGACATTTGATGAAGCACTTCAGCTTGTGCCACCGGATCCAACAGAACTTCTTGAAGTTGTAGAGGTTTATCAGAAAGAAGTTGACAAAATTAAAAAAAAAGAGGAATCGAAAGCACAGATGAAAGCATTCAGCTCGAGATAAATTGGGCTGAATATATGGTTGATGCGAGAGAGATGGGAATGACAGAGGACGAGTTCTTCCATTCATGTCCCGTCTTTTTTTGCGAACAATACGAGATATTCTGTGAGAAGAAAGCGAGGATGGTGAGAACGTTATATGGCGGATGAACTGAAGAGAGTTGGATTAGTGTTTAAGGCAGATGGTGCAGCAGACTTTCAAAAGACGATGCAGCAGGTAAATACAGCCGTTCAGGAAAATAGTAATTCGTTTAAACTTGCAAAAGCGGCATGGGATGACAGCACTACTGCAGTTGAAAAGTTAAAAGACCGTCAGGAATATCTGGCAAAACAGACGGACGTTTATTCTGATAAGGTGGAAATTCTGAAGCGTGAGCTTGAAGAAATGAAATCTGCAGAAAACAGAAATGAGGATGCAATCCGAAAGAAGCAGAACCAGCTTACAAGCGCACAGATTAGTTTAACAAAATATCAGAAAGGCCTTGCTGAAGTAACAGAAGAACTTGAGAGCGGGGCAGCAGAAAGTAAGGAACAAATTAGGAAATTATCTGATAAAATTGCAGAGTCTACAGATAAAATTAAGGCGAATGAGATTGAAATCGAAGCTCTTAAATCGAAATATGACGATCATATAAAGTCGATTGTAAAATATAAAGATGAACAGAAGTATCTTTCAAATCAAACAGAGAATTACGAAAGAATACTTGAATCATTAAAAAAACAATTGGATATTCTTAAATCTGCTGAAAATAAAGATGAAAAAGCAATTCAGGACAAAAAGAACGAGATAAATGAAACTACTACAAAACTTAATGGTTACAAAAGTAAGCTGGAAGATGTTGAGCAAAAGCTGAAAAGCGGAGCAGCTGTAACGGAAGGTTATGCTGAAAAAGTACAGGCTTTTGGAAATAAAGCAAAAGAGACAGGGGATAAGTTTAGTGGAATATCAACGGCGGCAGCAGGCATAGTAGCGGCAACAGCAGCTACAGTACCTGCAACAGCAGAATATCGTAAAATTATGGGATCGCTTGAGGTGTCGAGCCAAAATGCAGGGTACACAGCAGAACAAACAGCGGAAAGTTATAGAACCTTATATGGTGTGCTTGCAGATGATCAGACAGCTGCAACAACTACGGCCAATCTTCAGGCGTTAGGTTTGTCACAAGAAGAATTAAGCACGGTAATTGAGGGGACGATTGGTGCATGGGCAACTTACGGGGATAGTATTCCCATTGATGGACTTGCAGAATCAATCAATGAGACTGTGAAAACAAGTACTGTTACGGGGACTTTTGCGGATATGCTCAATTGGGCGGGAACTTCAGAGGATGCATTTAATGAAAAGCTTGCAGCTTGCGGAAGCGAAAGTGAGAGAGTAAACCTGGTCATGCAGGAAATGGCGAATCAGGGTCTCGTAGATGCAGGAAAAAAATGGCAGGAAAACAATAAGAATTTGGTAGACGGAAATAAGGCAACAGCAGATTTCCAACAGGCAACAGCTGAGCTTGCGGATACAGTTGCACCGCTGATTACCAAAATTACAGAATTGGTTGCCGGATTGATTGAAGAGTTTAATCAGCTCTCCCCGGAAGGACAGAGATTGATTGCCGGATGCGTATTGGTAGTGGCAGCAGTTGGCCCTGTGTTTTCTATCATAAGCAAGGTAGCAGGAGGGGTTTCATCACTAATTGGCATTATATCTAAAATTGCACCTGTATTGGGACCTATAAAAACTGGTTTTGCAGCAGTAAATGCAGTCATGGCCGCTAATCCAATACTTATAATTATTGCGGCAGTTGCAGCACTTATAGCTATTTTTGTGACACTTTATAATAAGTGCGAATGGTTCAGGGATGGTGTAAATGCCATATTCGGAGCTGTAGCCGATTTTATCAAGGGAGCTATTGATAAGATTAAAGGATTCTTCGATTTTGATTGGAAATTACCAAAAATAAAGTTGCCTCATTTTAAAGCGAGTGGAGAGTGGTCACTTTCCCCACTTAAGGTACCTAAAATTTCTGTAGATTGGTATGCAAATGGAGGAATCCTGAATAGTCCGACCATATTTGGTGCAAATGGAGATTCCCTGATGGGAGGGGGAGAGGCTGGAAAAGAGGCGGTACTTCCAATTAAACTGTTAAAGGACTACATCAGAGAAGAAAATGATGCAAATAATGCAACATTGGCCGCAATGATCGTTGAAGCATTCAAATCAATATCAATGACTGCGGAGAATAACATTTATATTGGAGATAAGAAGTCGATCACATTACTTACAAATCTCGTTCTTAAGCAGATGGCAAATAAGACATTAGCAACACAGGGGGCGAAAGGAAAATAATGCAGGACATACAATACAATGACATAAGAGGCTCTTCGCTTCAGATTTTTGCCCGGGAGTTGATATCTATTCCTGCCGCTCAGCCGAATATGGAAGAGGTAAAACTATCAGGGCGGGATGGAACCATATACAAGTTTAATGGTACATATGCAGCAACACCAATAAAGATACCATTTAATTATATCGGAGCAGTAGACAGGTGGAATGATCGCTGGAGAATGGCAAAACAGTGGCTGTCAGAAAGAAATGCAAAACTTATTATATCTGATGATGCAGGCTTTTTTTATAAAATAACCTATGTTGAATTAGATGATAATGAGAGGACATCTGAGCGGATAGGCAATTTTACAGCGATATTTCACACACTGGATGGGCTCCAATATTCCGTAGATGGTGCAATGGAATATGACATAGAAGATGTTTGCTGGAATCCTTATATAGAGTGTCATCCGACATATAAGATCGCAGCAGAAGGTATGTGTACGCTTAAGATCAATGGAAAAACGATGACTGCTAATGTTGGTCAAAATCTGACCATAGATACAGATCGGATGATCGCGTATCGCGAGGATGGTACTTTGAATAATACCAAAGTGTCAGGAAATTATGAAGATATGTATCTACAGCCGGGAAACAACAAGATTGAATTTTACGGAGGAAATCTGAAAGTGATACCTAATTGGAGGTGCTTATGATCCAGATATATAACATTGAAAATACAAACTTTGATCAGAACGGAGATATGTCATTATTTCCTTCAAGTGCATCCGTTCATGCCGTATTGAATGGAATATGGGAGGTAACGCTTGAACATCCAAAGGATTCAGAAGACCGCTGGAAGTATATTAAAGAGGGAGCAGTTGTTAAGATGCCTTCCTTTAATGGAGAGCAGCTTTTCAGAATAACTCATAAGGAAAAAAGTGATTCAGGAATATCTGCTGATCTGCAGCCTATATTTATGGATGCGGCAGATGATTGTTTCCTTTTGGATGTCCGTCCAACTGACAAAACAGGGCAGCAGGCTCTTGATATCATGACTGCACCGAATAAAAAGTATACAGCCGAAACAGATATTACATCGACTGGAACTGCATATTACCAAAATAAAAATCTCATCGAAGCAATCAATGGTGACGATGAGAATTCTTTTGTTAAGAGATGGGGCGGTGAAATCGTATATGATAATTACAAAGCGATAATAAATCGTCATGCTGGCAGCGACAGAGGTGTTGAGATCCTTTACGGAAAAAACATTGCTGAGAACGGAATGAAAGAGGAGGTTGACCTAAGAAATGTGGTTACCCGGATCATTCCACAGGCATATAACGGATATCAGATAGATGGGGATGCTCCTTGGGTTGATTCCCCTCTTATAGACAAATATCCAACAGTCAAATATTCAACAATGAAATTTGAAGATGTAAAAATGAGAGCTGATGCACAGGAAGATGATGAATCGAAAGGTGTGATCATATGCGATACACCGGCACAACTGGAGGCTGCACTTAGAAAACGCTGTCAGGAACAGTGGGAAGCGGGGGCAGACAAGCCTCAAGTAACTATATCTGTGGATATGGTAATGATTGAGGATACAGAGCTGTATGCCGATGTCAAGGGGCTTGTAGAAGTGTCTCTTGGTGATACCGTACATTGTAGAAACAATAATCTTGATATAGTTACAGATGCAAGAGTTACGGAATTAGAGTGGGATTGTGTGAATGACCGCATATTATCTGTATCGCTGGGCGATTATCAATTTGATTACATATCAAATCAGGTCAGTATTAATAACCGAATTGAGAGCGCAATCAGAGAAGATGGATCTGTGATCGGCTCTCAGGTGCAGGGAATACTGGATGCAGTGAAAACACAGTTTCATGCACTACGTGATGTAGCTCAAAAGCAGGATGTACGAGCCATGCTTTTTGAGGATTTAAACCCTGATTCACCTACGTTCGGAGCTATGTGCCTTGGATCAATGGGATTTGAGATTGCATCCAAAAGGACCGCTGATGGAAAAGACTGGATATGGAGTACATTCGGAACCGGGAAAGGCTTTTTTGCCGACTATATTATAGCCGGAACCATGCTGGCAGACAGGATATATGGAGGAACATTGACCATTGGCGGAATAGACAACATAGCAGGCATTATAAAAGTATTAGATGGTAATGGAGCTATCCTAACTATCATGGATAAAGATGGAATACTGACAAATGGTAAATACACTTGTGGAAGTGATGAATTTGGCCGAAGAGTAGAGATCTCAGAGGGGGAGATGAAGATCATGGACAAAAGTGGTAATACTGTCGGGAGAATTTTTGCAGTAAGTAATGAAATTTTTAAAATCGGTACTGAAAATGCATTATTTAGAATGTTTAAGACTGGCGAGGTATATGTTGATTGCCAGTCATTCGGTGTAAACGGATATAACGGATTTACCGGAACAGTAGAGTATTCGGATGGAACTTATGAGAATTATGTTGGAGGCCTGCTTATAGGAGGAAAATCGAAAGAGGGTGCTTATCCATGATTAGTAATAATAAATATTTGACGCAGGGAGAGATGGAGAGCAATGCCAAAGAAATTTATACATATCTAAGTGATAAAGGCTGGACAATCAATGCAATCTCAGGCCTGCTTGGAAATATGCAGAGAGAATCAACCATTAATCCTGGATTGTGGCAAAGCCTTAAAGAGGGCAACTATTCCGGTGGCTATGGACTGGTGCAGTGGACTCCGGCAACCAAATATACAAATTGGGCAAAGGCTAACGGATACGATATAGGAGATGGAACAGTACAGTTATATTGGATTGATCAGTTATCAGAATCTACAGGTGAATGGATTAAAACATCTGCGTATAATCTGACATGGTCTCAATTTAAAACAAGTACAGAGACACCGGAGTATCTTGCTTCAGCTTACCTCAAGAACTTTGAGAGAGCCGGTGTGGAAGAGGAAGAAGCACGAAGACAATATGCGAGATCCTGGTATGATTTCCTTGAGTCAGGTGTAGAACCGGCTGGAAGATATATAGTTAGATTTATTCCTGCATAGGAAAGGAGATATTTGAATGCAGACTATCAAAAGAGACATATATGTTACAAAGAATGTGCTTCAGGCTCCAATAGAGGTAACTGAGGGCACAAATTCAATCGCATTAGAGTTTGATATAAAGGATTACACTATTCCGGGTACAGCGGCAGCAGTTGTGTACAGTATGTGTACAAGCACTATGGCTGAGCCTAATAAAGCCTTGGCAGAAGTGGATGGAAATACGATTACGATTATTCCTTCTGAGTCATTTTTTCATACAGGGCAGAATGTTATGCAGATCAGAGTGATAGATGGTGACAGTAAGCTGATATCGTTCAACATAATTGTTAAATGTACTGGAAAAATGAGATTTGGTGATGAAGAAGAGGAAAAGCAGACTACACTTGTGGAACAATTGTTAAAAAGATTTGGCAACTACGAAGCAGAGCTTAAGGATGTGAGAAAAGGATTTGCAGGAGAGTCATACGATACAGCGGGGGAGGCTGTTAGAAAACAAATTGAAAGTGTCAATCAAAAAGTAGATAAAATAGAAACTATAAGTACCAAGGAAATTGATGCAATATAAGTTTTGAGACAAGAGGTGAAGTATGAGAAGAGGAACAACTCCAACAATCAAAATAAAATTAAAAGGTTGTGATATAAATAATTTGGAAAAAATATATGTAACCTTTAAACAGGGAAAATATGAGTTTGAGAAGTCCATGGATCAATTGAATACTTCGGATGAAACATTATTTATTAAATTATCTCAAGATGAAACACTGCAGCTTGATGCTATGAAGAATGTATTGATACAGGTCAGGGCAAAGACAAAAGATGAAAATGTAATTGCAAGCAATATCAAGTCAGTACCAGTTGAAGATATATTGAAAGAGGGGATGATATGACAGAAATTGAACTTGAAATGGAAAATGATACTGAATTAAGAATTGAATGTGAGCAAATATACATAATGGATGATTATGAACAGCTAAAAAACAAACCCCGCTTGAATGGAAAAGAAATATCAGGAGATATGTATGAGACAGATCCAACCATACCAGAATGGGCTAAAGCACAAAACAAACCATCATACACCCCGGAGGAGGTGAATGCAGTTAATAATGATAATGCTATTACCATTGAAGAAATAGAGGCTATATTTAATGGACTTTAGATAACAGAAAGGAGAACTATGGAAAATAAATATTTAAATCTTACAGGTGCGGTATACATCATTAGTAAAATTAAAACTCTATTGGGAGATAAAAGTGATAAAGGACACACACATTCAAAGGAAGAAATCGGATTAGGCAATGTTGAAAACAAATCATCACAAACTATCAGAGGAGAGCTTACAAGTGATAATGTAATAAAAGCACTTGGATATACACCACCGAAAGAAAATACAACGTATGCTGTTATGAAAGGTGCAACAGCTTCAGCAGCTGGAACGTCAGGATTGGTACCTGCACCGGCAGCTGGCGATCAGGGAAAGTATTTACGAGGGGATGGTACATATGGAACACCGACAAATACAACTTATTCTGATGCAACACAGACTGCACATGGTCTTATGTCAGTAAGTGATAAGAAAAAGCTTGATGGAATAGCGGAAGGTGCAAATAAGACAATAGTAGATAGTGAACTGAGTAGCACTTCAACAAACCCGGTACAAAACAAGGCAGTACAGGCTGAGCTAACTAAGAAAGCACCTATAGCGAGTCCGTCTTTTACTGGTACACCTAAAGTGCCAACAGCATCAGCTGGTACAAATAATACTCAGGCCGCATCAACAGCATTTGTAACATCGGCCATTTCAACAGCGATGGCCGGTATTACTAAATTGGATTTTCAAGTAGTGCAGACATTGCCATCAACAGGCGTTAAGGGAACGTTTTATTTAATTGCCAATTCTGGAAGTGGACAGAATGTGTATGATGAATATTTATGGATCAACAATAAGTATGAAAAATTAGGTACAAGAGAAATTGATCTAAGCAGCTATATAAAGCAGTCAGATATGGTTGCAATAACCAATAGTGAGATAGATGCGGCATTTGCATAGAAAGAAGGAGAAAAAATGGCAAAATATTTGGACCTTACAGGATTAAAGTATTTTATCACAAAGAGGATAGGAAAAACGGACATATCCAAGATAGGGGATGGAACGTGTACTGGAGCTATAAGTGCATTAAACCAGAGTTTAGGTGATCTTTCAAATAAGCAAGATTGGAAAAAAATCGGAGAATTTGGAGATGTTAATGAGCATGTAATATCCAATATTAAAAATTATCAAGAATTAAGAGTAAATTTTATGCTTTATTATTCAGGCGGGGGGTCATATATTACAAGAGATTACGTTTTCCCAGTATCAGAATCTAAGAATCTTGAATTCTTATTTTTAGACGGAAATTACTATGATAGTAATAATTACACTTCATGGTGTATAGTCTACAATACAGCAAAAAATAGTATTCAAAACAGACCTTCGTGGCTTCGTAGCGTAATATCTGGTAAAGATACAACTTGTCAGTGCATTTACAGGGTTTATGGTAGATAAAATTAAAGTTTTAAAAATAAAAAATCTAAAGTTAAAACTTGATTATATGAAGTATCAGCTACAACACAAATTATTATACAAAAAGACATACCGTATACTTGGTTTGAAGTGTTTGCACAATTATTGACAACATTAACTCTGGTTAGGGAGCGAGATAGAAAATATAAAATTTAATATGTAACTAACAAATAGAGCCTAGGAGCCGACACCAAATGAGGTGCCGGCTCTTATAATATAAAGAAAGGGGCGCAAGCTTATGAACAACATTAACACAATTAAAGGACTGGTAACTGCAATAGCAGCATTCCTGTCAGCACTCTTAGGTACATTATATATCCCGGTATTACTCATGGTGCTTTGTAACATCATTGACTATATCACTGGATGTATGGCAGCAAGCAATCGGCCGGATGGAGGTATCAGCTCATATCGCAGTATCAGGGGAATCAAAAAGAAAGTAACAATGTGGTTACTTGTAGTAGTCGGAGCTGTATTAGATCAGCTTATTTTGTATGCTACGAATACGATTGGAATTAATATACCAATAAAATTTTTAGTTGCTTGTGTTGTGGCAATTTGGATCATATGTAATGAGATTATATCAATATTGGAAAATATGATAGATATAGGTATTGCAGTTCCAACATTTCTAATGCCATTGGTAAAAAATATCAAATCACAGACAGAACATATTGCAGATCAGAAAGAAAGCGAGGACAAATAAATGAGAATAGGATTAAATGCAGGACACACAATTTCAGGACCGGGATACGGCACAAGTGGAGTAATCGTTGAGTCACAGGAAACACGTAAAGTAGTAACGAGGCTTACAGAAATCTTTAAAAGCATGGGAGTAACAGTGGTGCCATGTACGATTGATAAGGCAGCATCACAGTCCGCTTATCTTAAACGGGCTGTAGCACTTGCCAATCAGGATACCCTTGACTGGTTCATCTCAATTCATTTTAATAATGACTCGGCAAAACAGGGAAAAGGAGTAGAGGTATATACCTATAAGGGCAGACAGTACCAGGATGCCCTTGAAGTATGTGAACATATCTCAGCACTGGGATTCAATAATCGTGGTGTAAAGGATGGATCAGGATTGTATGTAGTACATAGAACAAAAGCAAAATCTATGTTGATAGAGGTATGCTTTGTAAATGATCCGGATGCATCAAATTACAAAAATAAATTCGATGATGTGTGCAATGCGATAGCATATGCACTTGCTGACTATGTTGCACCAGCAGCACCAAAGCCACAGGCGCCATCTGTTACTCCAGCAAAACAGAAGTATGTTAAGGTAATATATGATGGACTGACTGTGAGAAAATCACCATCATGGGATGCATCTGCGGCAGCAGGAACAGTAAAGAAGAACGAGGTATTTACTGTGGTTCAGGGTCCTATCAAGGTAGGAAGCGGTAGTATGTATAGGCTTAAGTCAGGCTTGTATATTACAGCTTCAAGTAAGTACGTTAGTGTGTTTGAGAAGTAATATCTCGGAATTATATGAAATTATATATGTCTTTTTGACTATCTTTTTATATCTTCTTAAATGTCCGCAAA